AGTAACAGAACCAATGTCTGTAACTGATTGCAAGTCTTGACCGTTTACACCTACAGGAACTTGCCTATTAATATTTACAGTAGTTAAATTAGGATTTACAGTTATTGCAACCGTTTCTACTGTTTCAGATACATTTATATCTATTATATCGTTTGCCATTATCGAGTTACATCATTAGTTACATAAAAATTCCCACTTATATAAGTCTTAATTGTTCCATCTGCTTTTATTAATTCGATGTCGTAAATATAATTATTTGCATCAATATTAATTATTTGTTTATTAATTCTAAATAAACCACTTGCAGCGTTTGTAATAGTTATTCCTGCACTTGCAACAGATGTAAGTGATAAATAAACTATTCCTCCGTACTCTTTTCTTAATTGCATCCGTAATGTGCATCCGGTTAAGTTTAAATCCACCGAATTAACCAGCATTTGAAAGTTTACCGCTTCAAATGAATCTCCTTTTATGTGCGTAAAATCTAAAGCCATATCTTAATCGTTTTTATATCTAAAATCTCCTGCTGCATTATCCGGAAAACTTGTAGTTTGTGGCAAAAACCAACCTCCAAAGTTAGCAGACATAAATGGAATTTGATCTCCTGTTTGTGCTAAATAGTATTCCGGGAACAAAGTGTAATTTACAATCATATAATCAATAAATTTCTGAGTATAATTTTGTGCTATTTGTCTTTGTTTCTCAACTAAATAATCAATCTCTGACTTTTCTACTCCTGTACTATTCTCTGAATTGTGTTTAAAGACTCCTTTATTAGCAATAGTATAAGAAATAAACGGTAATATCTCCACCATTGACCATTGTATTGTCATAGGTTTAATATATTCATTTAATAAAGTTAAGTAATTGCCAGTTAATGTACCGGTAACAATATCGTTATTAATCTTTTCGTATAATCTTGAACCTAAATAGCTAAAGATATGTGTATCTTGTGCTATTATTACAAATTGTTTTGTCTTATCCGGATCAATATTTCCGTTTAAAACAGTCATTTGCTTCAATTCTTTATCAGTTATAAAAAGTGCTTTTGCCATAGTTATCTCATATCGTGAGGTGCTTTGTACACTCTCGGATCATTTGTTGGTAATATCTCTCCTGCTTTTCTTGCTTCAGATGGGGTTACTTTTTGTGCTAATGGTGATAATATATCTGTTCCTTTTCTTCTATATGTTTCACGTACCCAAAAATGCTTACAAGTTCCGTTAGGATATTTTTCACTCATTAATCCACCACCTTTCCATAACCAAATTGAATAGGTATCAGCACCATCTAATCCAAATCCTTTATTAACAGGTAAATCTCCCATTGAAATTATATCCTCTTTACGATATAACTTATTTGCATTTATCATTTTTTTGCAAAATTCTCTTTCTCCTGGTCCACCTCCGGCATATCTATATCGAGTTTTAAATAATGTTGTATCTTGTTCTGAATCTCGCCTTGGATATGCTGAACCTGTACTTGCTAAATGTTTAATTTTAGATAATAAACTTGGATTATTTGCTTTATCAATTAGTTTATCATTTTCATCTTCATTTTCATAATCTACCGGATTACTATCTACTAACTCCCATTCATCTAAATCTAAATCACTTGAAAAATCAGTTGGATCTATTTCTATTGAACTCATTTGTGTTGGAGTAGTAGTATCTAAAGTAGCACCTCCTGCAGTAGGTGGCAATCCTATTAAGTTTCTAATTTCATCAGGAGTCATTGACTCCAAAACTTTATTTGCAACCAAAGGACTCATCGCATTAACTGCTATTACAACTTTGTTTGATTCTGCAGTTGCAGAAGCTTCAGTTGAATCGTCAAGAGATTTTAAAGGTTTAAATGTTAAATCTAAACTAATACCATTATAAGCTAAAATCTTATCTATACCGTCACAAAATTGCTCTTGGTTAGGTATTACCACATTATTATCAAATAATACAAATGCGGTCTTTAATTCATCTGCATTAGAACTAAATCCACTTGCAGAAGGAATACCAAATAGTAATCCAGAAGTTACCCCGTGAGATAACAATATTTTATCCCTTGCTTCAGTACTTAAATACCCATATTGATTTGCTGCATTATCCAATCCAACTGAATCAATAGTAGTTTTTTTGCTTTCATCTGAATTAAATGAAACAATTAATTTTTTACCACTTGCTCCGGTAGTTTGGCTAACTACTGAATCATTTATAGTTCTTTGTTGGTCCTCTGTTGGAATACCATTGTTAAAGTTAATTATTTTTAATGGTGTAAATCCTGTTTCAACTAATGAAATTAAGTACTCCTGCACATCCTCCTCAAGCTTTGCGTATCCAAGCCCCCCAATGTATGAAACACTACTGAAATATTTTTGACCAATTGTATAATTACCAATCATTAATATCTCTAATGTTCTATCTCCATTACCAAATGATGGTATTAATGTAGGAGGAAAATCTCTTAAATTTGCCCAATTATCTGAATAGTAATAATTCTCAATTATTCCTTCCTTATTGCATTTTTGAGGTCTTAAAAGATGTACCGGTATATGCTGAACATCTACTATTGTCTTTTTATTCTTTGCATAAATAACTTGTAACGCACATTGTCCAAGTAAATACATATCAGTGACTGCTTTTTTAGTGCAATCCTTACTAAAAAGCATTTTCATTTGTGCATATTCATTTGGCTTTGCTCCGGCATCTCTTGCGTCTAATCCCTTACCAAATATTAATTTAACAATATTATTAATAACTTGGTTATTAGTTGTAGAGTTATTGTAACGATCTATCAAAAATTGATAGTAATCATTTTTATCTCCAAACTTAACCCAATCTTCTTGCCTATTCTCCACCGCTTTAGGAGGATTATAAGCTTTTAATTCTATTACGTGATTATTACTCATAAAAAATTGTATCAGATGCAGCAGCGTTTACATATGCTCCATTATTAATTGTATAATCATCTGCAGTTTGATTAGTGCAGAAAATTTTATCTAAATATATTATATTACCGGATATATCTTTAACCGTAAAATTATAAAAATGATTTTCAACTAAAGTGAATACAGTAGTTGCAGTTAAATAATATTCATTACTAAAAAAAGATGGTAGTATTACAGTTTCTACTTGTGTGCTTTCATTTCTTAACGTAATGGAATATGCTTCCATATTACGAGGAATAAAAGATACTTGTTGAGCAGATGCAGATTGTAATAGTTTAATCATATATTTTAAACGTATTTTACCCTATATTGTTTCAAAAAAAAACCCCTATAATAAAATAGGGGTAATTTAAAAAAAGACTTAAATATTAATTTAAGTACCTTGTGTAATAGTTCCACCTACTACTGTTGTAATAGCACCTGTTAAGAAATTAGCAGCAATTTTTTCCATCCCTACAAATTCGATAGTATATCCTGATAAATCTCCCATTGTAGCTCCGGTAACAACTGTTCCACCTGTAGCATCCAATCCTTGCTCCAAACCTGCAAAGAATAAATCTCCGTTATTTGTTTCTATAATTGCTTGAGGTCTTGAATAAGCTAAAAGTTTAATTTGTTGATGACTTGCAGCACTCATTTTTTTAAGTTGCAATGCTAATTTTTGCTCAAAAAATGTAGTTCCGTTTTCACGTGAACTGGTCATAGTTTGGTCAAATGAATTTGTTCCTTTTAAATCATATTTAACCGCTGTAATTGTAGCAGAACCACTATTAGATGCAATTGCATCAGATAAAGTAGTTGTACCATATACAAAAGTAGAAGGAGTAATATATCCACTTGAAATAAAATAAACGGCTCTTAAGCCTCCTACGCTTGATTTTGTTGGCTCAAGTCTGCCGAGTGTAAACGCTTCTGCTGGCATAGTTTTATAGTTTTAAAAAGGGGATTTTTACATCCCCTAATTTATTATTAATTATCCTCCGTAAAGAACTCCTTTTGTAGCTTGACCAACATTGGCAGCTAAAGTATAGATAGCTCTTACAAATTGAGTATCTCCATCATTAACAGTTTTTCCTATTTCAAAACGGTTTACGTCATCTAACAAGTCAGTATTCCAAGATACTGCTGCTGGTCTTTGAGCATAAGCCATCAAGTTATTAGGAGTTGGACAAAACAACAATTCAACACCGTTGTAGAAACATTTTGCATCATTACCTGGACCATCAAATAAGAAGTTTATTTGTTGAGCAGCACCTACTGCATTGTTAGCTATTCTTGCTAATTGTTTCCAAGCTCTTGGGCAATATATAACAACCGGAGAGATTGTATCAGCCAAATTTTCTGCAGGAATAGCAGCATAAATTAAAGCCATTTGAGAAGCAATATTAGCAGAAGTTACAGTAGTACCTGTTACTTTGATATATCCACCTACTGCAGCATTATCATAAAGAACTTTTGCAAATACACCATCAACCGGTCCAGCAGTCAAAGCAGCTACTGCAGTTTGAGTAGCAGCAGTCATAGATCCTTGTGCAGCGTTTGGAGTTAAAGCAGCAATAGCAGTTTTTGTAGCTGAAGTAATACCACCCCAGAATTGAGATTCAGCATCTTCTGAAACATTTGGAGCATATTGAGCCAATACAGTTGAAGCAAATTCGCTTGATTCAATGTTAAAAGCACCAGGACTCATTGAACGACCAAAACGACCTGCTCTCAAAGACTCTTGTAAAAATGTTTGTTTGTACTCTAATTTAGTAGGTGTGATAACTCTATCTGTAATGGTCATTGTACCACTATTAGATAATGCGGCACCCGTGTAAAGTTGTGCAGTTACTGAAACATTAGCTTCAGTAAAAATTGTACCTGCTTTGATGTCTGTGTTAAATGTAACATATCCATCAGCGATTGTTTTGTTAGCGAATAAAACTTCCTCAAGGATAGGTTCTACTGCTTTTCCTCTAATGTCTACCGAAGTATAAGAAATTGCCATATTTTATTATTTTAAATTTTGTTTAATTAATCTGAATTTTTCGAGTGCAGTCATCTCTCTATTTACTGCTGGTTCTGGATTAGTTACAATTGCTTTCGCTCCTGCTTCTGCTAATTCCAATTTAATAGCTTCTAATTCCACTTTTAATGCTTTATTATCAGCTTCCAATTTTTCAACCTCAACTTTAATTTCTGCAAAAAATGTTTCTTTAGTAATTGTATCAACTACTTTTTTAATTGCAGGAACTTCAGCAGATGCTTCTACTTCTACTTCTACTTCTTCAGTTTCATCAGTAGCTACAGGTTTTACTTCTTTGATAATTCCTTCAACTTCTACTACTACAATCATTCCATCAATTGTTTCGTGTTCTCCAATTGGAGCAGGAACAATTCCTTCAGATGTAACTATACCAACTGAATAATCAGGCTCAAATGATTCAGCTTCTAAAACGGTAATACCATCTACTAAAGTCATTTGTTCTAATTTTACCTCAATTGATAAAAGTGTTTTAATTTTGTTTAATGTGTTTTTAAACTCCATTGATTAAATCTTTTATTTTGTTATACAATAATTCATCTTCAGACATTTCTAATTTTTCATTAAAAAATCCTTCGATTGAAAATCCTTTGATCTCACCAGATTTAACTTTATCTTTTATATCCGGATTGTCAATTGATATAGCAACCATCCAAGTATTAATAGGATAATCAAATCCATACATTACACTCTTATCATTTACCATATCCTCTTTTAGCCACGTTTCAACAACTGTTACGCCTTCAACTTTAGACTTGTGTTGTAAGGTCGATTCCGATTGATAACCGTTTTTCATAAATTTATGTGCAGTCTTTTGGATTGTATCGCCACTAAAAAATACCTGGTATACTTCTCCATCTTCTCCCATTCTGTCTATTTTCATATCCGGAATAAGAACTGCACCTAATAATATATTCTTTTTAGATTCAATTTCTTTAAATTCAATCTTATGCTCTTTTGATAATGCAATCCAATTTTCTTGTATGGCCGGTTGGTTTACTAAACTAATTGCAAACACTCCATCTTGATCCTCATCCAATACTAATTCAAAAACTTTTTTACTCATAAATTTTAAACGTAAAAACCCTGTTTTTGTTTCACACTATTTTTATTTAGACTAATTCTAAATAAGCCTTTATACTCTTTATATATATATTTTATCTTTTTTTTTAAAAAATTTAATAAAAAGGGTATACCCCCTAAAATGAAATGTATTTTTTAGGGGGGGTATATAAACTACCCAATACTTGCACTTGAAACTATATTCCTATCTAAACTTTGTTGCGTTGTAACATCGTTAGCTACTACAAAAGCCTTAATAGGTTGTTGTTGTTGGTTGCCTATTGTTTGTGCTAATTGATTTGTTGGACTTGCACCTACTACGTTAAATGAAGGAGCAGCTGGAGCAGCACCCATTCCTCCACCACTTGGAGCAGAACCACCACCTCCACCACTGGGAGTTTTTACTGCTAATATAGATTGTACATTTTTCAA